CTACTGCGAGGAGCATGGGTCATCTAACGATGACTGCGAAAGATAGGTTCGTGTAGATTCCATCAAATTATCAACTGTGATTAAAAACCCTGTTGATTGGTTTGGTGGAATTTCGCAATTTATCCTTCTACCGAATCTAGTGCAAGCATCTTTGAGAACTACAACTGGCACAATGAGAACTGTTCCCTCTAGGTTAAATGCCCAATGCGATGCCTTGGTAGCCAATAATCCAGACGGATACCAGCCCTGTGTATTGGTCGAATAGCAATAAATCTCAATGTATAAATTGCCTGTTTCTCTCCAGCGCCTATCGGTTTTAACCTCAACTGTTTCTACAAGGTGAGCCACATATTGCTCACCCGCTTGACCAAAACGAAAGTCTAAATCCCAATCTGAATTCTTCATAGTGTCCAAGGATTCGACTGCGTAAACGATAAAGGCGAGATTGGCTCATGTACGGTTTTATTTTCGTATAGCGCTAGGAGAATCGCTTCAGCGCGGTCAGGTGAATGAACTCCTCGCTTCTTCATGTCCACCTTTGATTCAATCAAGATACGACCCGATGAATCCGATTTGAATGTTGGACCTGCTAACTGAGCCAATACAGCACGGTCTACATCTAGGCGTAATTCTTGCTTTTCATCTTTAGGCTGGAGCATGGCTCTGGTATTCCACCACATCTCGGCGCGTTGATTCTTGAACTTGGCTTGGTCTTTAGGTCGCTCTGCCACATTGACCCCGATAACCAAGGCTTTCAACTGTCGCTCTTTTACCCATCTATCCAATAACGAGACAACTCCCCAGCCCACGCCAATCGTGTCAATCTTGACTCGTACCATATCTGGTACGGCTCTGCTCTTATGTTCTGCTACGGCTTTCTCTATCTCACCAATAATCACACCTGCGACATCAACGGCGTTCGCATTAGCCTTGCCAGATGAGCGATGAGTAATCGAGACTTTGTATCCATCTGCCTTTGCAATTACGAATTCATCCCCGCCATCGGATGCAATATCCACCCCGAGACGGATAACGCTGGATTCGAGATAATCCTCGTTCTGGGTAGCCTGTTCTGCCCAATGGTAGGGAATGACCTTTCCTGTTCCCGTTTGTGGGAATCGGGCATTTACACGGGCTTCAACGAATGGAGAATCCTCTCCGAATTCGCTGATTACATCATCTACCCAACTCTGGTCTACTAGGTGCGTAGCGACTGCGTGAGCCTCTACATGGGGTGGACAACTGCGACATTGACCAGTTTCCTCACCCGTGAAGTTAGGGGTCTCGTAAGCCCCGATAGGGATGTTTGTGTAAATAGGCGAATTGCAGATGCGCTCGAACCATGTCTGCTCTTGGTCTGTCGGTGGGTTACCCAATACTAGGAGGCGTGTGTGTCCACCCGTCATAAGCGCTTCAAGGGCTGAGCCAATCTTGTCCGAGATACCACCCGCTTCATCCACTACTACGAGCAGATGCGGTGCGTGGATACCTTGAACTGCCGCTTCGTTATTATCGGCTGGGCGAAAACCATAGGCAACTACGGTGTCATCCATTTTCCATTCAGTCGTGAGGATTTCCCCAGGAAGTTGATTGGCAATGTGAACTCGGCGGATGTTTGCCCACATGATGTTTCGAACCTGCTTGAATGTTGATGCTGTAGTGATAGCCATAGCGGTGCCAGGCGGGTGAACTGAAATCCACCATGCAACGGCTCTTGCCGCCAAGTGAGATTTCCCAGGAGCGTGACAAGCGGGAACTGTAGTTCTCTTGTTGTGAATGATTGATTCGAGAATCTCGCGCTGTTTAGACCAAAGCGTTTCGCCTAATCCTTCTTCAATAAATCCAATCGGGTCATTCTCATATCTAGCCCATGGGTTTTCTATCTCAGCATCGAGAATTACACCTAACGCATTTTTCTCATCATCGGTGAGTGAGAGATAAATCTTTGTTCTCTCCTCGGGCGTGGCATTGAGAACGAGGTCTACGAGCCGTTCACCCATTGTTTACCTCTTTCGAATCGCTAAGACCTTTGCAATCTTATCTTCTAAATCGCCCATTTCAATCTGTACTTTAATTGCTTCACCATTGGTTCCGCCAATTTCAAATCTATCCGTCTTTCCGAACTCCTCTGGTACTTGGCGCTCTAACCACCATGCGGCCGCTCTCCAATCTCCATCGTTACCGCTCTTGGCGATAACTGCAACCTTTTTAGTAATTGCCTCTGCTCTCGCCTGTTCAACTCGCTGTAAAAATTGTAGAAATATAACTTCGGTGGGATTATCTTTTGCGTTTGGCACTAGCGCTTGGCGTTCTCGTTCAGCCAATCCTCTAGCCATCCAATTATAGAAAGTCTTTTCGGCTATCCCAGATGCGGTAACTGCCTTACGGATAGGCGTACCAATTCGAATGTAGTCGAGGAGAGTCTGCTCTTTAATCTCCTCAAGGAGTGCAGTAGGGCGACCCGCTGATTTTTTGGCAGGTGCCTTCGCTGGTTGCTTCTTCGCTACTGTTGATGCCATTGGTTTATTCTACCTCGGTTGTACACGCTTCTAATGGTATCTGTAATAACTCGGCTATGTCAGTCCAGCCATATATTGTATTAGCCCATGTGTTCAAATCCTCGGTGTGAACTCGCATTGAATGATTGCCTACTCGAATGTTTGTTCGACCAATTGGGTTATGCCCAGGCTTGGTCTTTCCCCCTGAAAGAATCTCGGCAACTTCTTCCCTAGAGAATCCTGTTCCTTTGGTACTCGTACTGGTCAGTAACTTATTCAGGTCGCCAGAGTCATAGGTCGCTAAGTCTGAAGTACGGTTGTCCACGATAAGGATTTTGATTTCCTCTACATCATCCACATCAATCCAATGTACGGCTATCTTCTCCCAGCCGAGTTGAACTGCCGCTTGCAAGGTGTGATTACCCGATACGCAATGCTTTGTAGGGCGATTGACCACGATAGGTCGGTATTGCCCCATGGTTGAGAGCGATTCAATGATTGCCCCAATATCACCCTCACGCGGATTCAAAGGGTGAGTCTGAATTTCATGCACCGATACGGTTTCAACATCCTCGGGTGAACTCTCTGAGCGCTCCTCAATCCGTTCTGGCTTCTCCATAATTCGTTCTGGGAATCCCAATCGCTCTTTGATTCCAGCGTTGGCTTTGCTCTTAGTTTTGCCGTACTCCTCGTAAAGTTGTTCTTTCCACGCATCGTAGGCATCTTGCTCAACTGAGAACTTCCACGCCGCTATTTTTACCTCGGGGTCATCCTTAAGGTTGCCAGAAGTTCCCAAAGGTTCCTTTTGGTCACCTGAGATAAGTCGGTCTAAAGTCTCAACCTCGGACTGTGTGAATCCTGTTCCATCCAACTCAGGGAGCGCTTGAAGAAGGCTTTTGAGAAGTGGCTCGTTATATGAAGCAAGGTCGGTCAAGCGATTATCGGCTAGGACAATCTTTTTAGCCGTATCCTCATCAACATCAACAAGAACTGCCTTTATCTTTTTCCAGCCAAGTTTCTTAGCCGCTTTGAGAGTGTGATTGCCCGCGAGTACAAACTTGGTACTTGCTTGAACCACGATAGGGCGATACTGACCATGAGCAGTAAGCGATAGCGCAATGGCATCTATGTCTCCTCGTCTCGGATTAGTAGGGTAGGCGGTAAGCGAACTGATAGTTACGCTTTGAATGTTTCCTGTCTGGATATTGGCTTTCATTTAACAAATAACCAAGCCTCAAAGTTGTAGAACTTCCAGAACATCGTGCCAACTGTAAAGCCAGCGTTCTCAGCCATAATGTAATTACGCATAGAAGTATTCGTCTGCATGATAGGGCGCAAGTCTCGTTCCTTTTTCATAATCTCAGAGGCGCTGAAATGAAGGCGCTTGAAGTCGTAATAGGCAGAATTCATAACACGCTCAAGTTCGCCTGATTCCTCATGCACCTTTTCTGCCCATATAAATGCCCCACCCTCAGCCAACTCATCGTAGACAAGGCTCAGGATATTAGGGCGGTCAGCCAATGGGAGGAACTGAAGCGTGAATAACGAAATGACTAGGGATGGAGTTTTGCCTAAGTTTCTAAATGAGCGCAAATCCTTTTGAACATATTGCACATTGTCGTGGCTCTCGGGTAAGAGATTGCCAGAAATATCAATACCTAGTTTGTCTCCCTCAAATGGGATGGACTCAAGAAGTTTGCCCGTTGAGCATCCTAAATCAACTATGCTGAAATCTTCCTTGGCATAGAAGGTAGCCAAGTCTCGAACTGCATCATTCAAAAGGTGATAGTTTGGAATTGACTTAGCGATGTGGTCATCAAAGTCTGTAATCGTGTCAAATGAAAATGGCTCAGTAGAACTCATGTAATTTTCTCCCCATTGCTTCAACTACCGAAACTGTGATTGTTCGCCCGCATCGCTCGTATCTCTCTGAATCTGAGACCGCTTTGCCGTCTGCATAGAACTCTGTCCATCCATCTGGGAATCCTTGAAGGCGCTCACACTCAACTGGTGTTAGTTTGCGGATTGCGATGCCTTGTTCGTTTTCCGTAACAACCCCATGACGGTCTTGAGCGGTGATGGTATACATAGGGTCGCCATCACCTTTAATCATGCGCCCATTTGGACTCTTATTGGCTCTTGCCACATCTAGAATCGGGCGGACATACGGCACATTGTTTCCACCTAGACCCATGTTTGCTGTAAGCGTTGGAACTCCAGCCGACTTATATTCTCTGAAGTAGCCACGCCTCCATTGTGCTACTGCGTAATCAGGATTCTCCTCAACTACATAAGGTCGAGAAGCCCCTCCTTTGGAGTAGTGGGCATCGAGGGTTGGAGAAATGTTGGAGAAAAACCCCTCCCGTTTTCCTTGTTCTTCTTCGTGCGATTCATCATTCGCTCCACCTGCGACTCCGATAGGAAATACTTTTGGTCGGGGTGTTCCTCTAAGATTTGCGATAAGGAATATCCTTTCTCGGTGTTGCGGGACTCCAAAGTTTTGGCTGTCAAGCAATTCCCATTGACAGTCATACCCCATCTCATCCAAGACTGCCAAGATGATTCCAAAGGTTCTTCCTTTGTCGTGGTTGAGGAGTCCTTTGACATTCTCAAATAGAATGTACGGTATTCCTTTATCCCGAGCGAGCCTAAACATTTCAAAAGCGAGTGTGCCTCTAGTGTCCTCCAAAGAGAATCCTGTTCGTTTTCCTGCAATTGAAAAAGTTGCACAAGGAAATCCTCCAACGAGGAGGTCTGCATCTGGAAGGTCTCCAGCGGAAACATCTCTAATGTCTCTGCCGTCTGGTTTGTCTCCGAAGTTTCTCTCATAAATACTCCTAGGTTTATCTAGCCATTCGTTTGCCCAAACACATTCGTGACCTGTTCTTTCAAGTCCAAGACGGAAAGCGCCTATACCTGCAAATAACTCAATGAACTTCATTACCCTTTACCTAACTCTATTTAAGTAAAGGCTTACAGCGCTGGCTTTGCTGGGCGACCTCTACGGCGTATTAAATTTCCTGCTTCGTCATAAACTGGTTGTCGGTCAATGTCGTTGCGGATAATTTTGTAAATCAACTGCTCTGATACACCCATGGCTTCAGCAATCTCGCGGTAAGTAATTCTTTGCTTACGAAGGCGAAGAATCAACTGCTTACGGCGTTTGCCTAAGTCAGAGATTTGAGACTGATGTTCACGCATTGCATCTGTAATCATCTTGACTTCTTCTAAACCTTTGCCATCTAACTGCTCTGCGTTTAGCGTTGTATTCATCGTGTCTCTCCTTCGTAGAACTGTGTCCAGTCAATATCGTTTGATGGGTGGAACAAACTGCGGTGCTTCTTAATCGCTTCTAAATCCATGTTCATTCTCGACTTTTGATAAGCGAGAGCGAGCGCAATGAAGAAAGGTGCGAATAACACTACAGTAGTAAACAATCCCACCGTAGTCAAAATTAAATCCCAATTCATTTGAACCTCTCTTTCTTTGCCCCTCTAATGTATAAAACTAAAGAATTTCTATCGTTCTGCGGTGGAAGGAATACCAAAGACTTCATAAATTTAGATGAGTCATCTGGCAGAACTCCAGCATCCACAATTCCATCAATCGCCGCTTTGACTGCTGGATTACAAGCGCCTACATCCTGTAAGCGACCTCCTTTTTGATGAGGTTCCACGGTGACTGAAATCCATTCCATCTCTGGAATCTTTTCAGACTTTGCCAAGACATGAAACGCCGAACGCCAAGTCTTGACCAACTCAGCGCGTTCCCATCTATTGCCAGCGCGTTCGCCGTTTGTTGTCCAAGGGCGTTGCGCCAACTCCAGTCGGTAGACGAGTTGTTCGTGTTCATCAATCTTGCATAGGCAATCCATGTCTTAAAGATAAGGGTCACTTGAACTCCTGTCGAATTTCCATTTTTCGCCGTTATTAAAAATTTGCCACGCTTTTCCATTGTCATCAATAAAAGGAATTTCCTCTGCTGATTCAACTTTGGTAAGCAAGAATCCTCGCTCCCTAGCCTTGTCTCGGTAAGACTCAACCCAGCCATGACATCCGCTAACTCCAGAACCACACAAAAGAATGAGGTTTGCTGGAAGGTGCAAAGTTTCGTTTCTAGAGCCACCCATTCGCCGTGGAACTCTGTGGTGAACTGACCATCCAAAAGTGTCGCCCAATCCGCCACATTTTTCACACCTATAATTGGCTCTGTAAAAAATTTGAAAACGAACTCCGTCTCCTACTTTGAGTTTAGATTTAGCCATTGAACTCTCGCGTTCGCCAAAGATTCTGTGCAACCAGAGCAGATAGATTCGCTCGTCTGTAACGCCGTAATCGTAGCCATTCTGCAAATCGGAATATCTTCATAGGTCAGATGCCACTTTCCCGCCACCATCTGCCATATCAGCACTTGATTTGCCTTTCGCTAGTGACTCACGGATTTGAGCCAGATAAAAATTAACTTGTTCTGGTGTTGCCGCTTTTGACCGAGTATCTTCTAACTCCAACATATAACGCTGAGTTGCTTCTCGGTCTCTTTCATTCTGTCGCTGTCGCACCCATTCTTTGTTGAAATATACGGGAGCAATCACCCTCTCGTCATTCATATAATGGACAGAAACAAAATACTTGGCGAACTCAAAAGTCATATCTGGCAACAGAGTAGAATCCCACGCCAAAATCTTTCCCTCATCGGCTTGAAGCCGACCATCAAAAAGACAGGCATAAGCGAAAAGTTGGGCTACCTCAGAACGGTTCATTCTCTATCGCCTTTCCCTCCTCAGCAATAAACTTCTCAGCAATCTCCAGCGCTCGCATTACCGAACTCTCGGTGCGTGTCATACCACCGCCTCTTTGCGGTAGAGGATTATCAGCCCAGCGCTCTTGATTCAACCAAGTGGATGCGTGAGCCGTGAATTCAGGTTGGCGATTAGGGTCATTCGCAAATCTCTTTGCTCCTTCAATAATCGTCTCAACTGAAACCTTTTTACAGGCTTTCATAAATGCTGTTCTTGCCGCGCCTTTTGCTTCTTTCCTTGGATAGATAGCCCAGAACAAATTGAACTCCGAATCCGAAGGATTCGTGTGTATATCTATATTGGGTATGGGTATGGGTATGGGTATGGGATGGGGCGGTTGAACTTCGGGCGATGTTACGCTATTTGTTCGCCGTGACTCCCTTGACTTTGCCATTCTTTGAGCGGCTAATTTACGCTCAGTTTCTACTCTTTCCTTGGTAAATTGATACTCTGAGTAGGACAAAATAACCACATTATCTGACACAATTTCCCATAGTTTCGCATCAACTAGAGCCTGTATTCGAGGCATTTTCGAGCGAGATTCAATGAAGGTTCGAACGATATTCATTGGAATTACGCCATCTGTTAGATAACGACTCGAATAACAAAGAGCCGTCATGTACAACCTGAACTCATCATCTTTCAATCCTTTTATCTTTGGATGGTCAGGAAATGAATCATCAATTTTTACCCAAGTCATTCTCTCTCCTCAAGATTTAGAAGTGATGCCCACAATTCGGACACGATTTCTTTTGCTGGCGTAATTCTATTTTTCGATTGTCTACGAACTCGGGTAACACATAAACCTTGCAACGGTTACGAGTTTCTTTCAATCTCGCAATTCGCTCGGTCAGATGGAGAACGGACAATACACCCGATGCCGACCCATGGTGAAGTCCAAGGGCATCAGCCAACTCTTTCCAAGTTGAACCATGTACGCCCCGACTGGCTAGGTAGGTAAGCGCCGCAATTTGGCGCTTACCTGTGGTTCCATCTGCATCTTGAACTCTTGCTCGCTCCTCAGATGAATCCGAACCCGACCAACCAGATGTACCGTTATATGGTGCTTCAGGAAACGCTAACTGTGTCATCGCTTGACTCCTTAGTGGTTGAAGTTTCAACTACTGGGGAAGTGCCGATACGGTGTTGAGCCTCTTTGAATGAAATTCGTAATGTCTCAAGTATTGATGGCTCAATTGCATCTTTGTACTTTGTAATGTAAGCACCCAACTTTGCAAGGTTCTCAAGGTCAGATGCTTCAGATATAGCCTTAGCGAGCGCTTTGGTATCAACTACTACTTTTTCCGAACGCTCGTAACTTTGACTATCTGGGTCTGGCTCGTCAGTTGGTAGCGATAGTGTTTGTAGGAGCGCTGTTCGAAATGCAACAGACATCGCCTTGGCGGTTGCCTTGTCTCCTGAGTCCATTGCCTCACCAACCACCGTGGCTTTAATTGCATCTCCACCTGCACCGATAAATGTGTAAGTCACTTTTAGTTTGACATGACCCATGACTGTGCGGTTCTTGCCAATTTCAACTGAGTGATATTCATAATCTTCAACTGATGGCACGACAATCACGCCATGCTTTTGAAGTGCAGGTGATACTGCATTTACAACTGCATCAATTCCACGGAAATTGAATCCTTGAGATGCGTTGCGGTCATTCTTCTTGACTGCTCCAACTTCCTTCATCACTTCATTGAGTGCTTGAGCAATTGGTAATACTTTGTTTTCTGACATCTGCTTCTCTCTCTACTCGGTTACGAACTTGACTGAAGTTTCGGCTGGTACAACCTTGACCTCGGGGATAATTTCCCCTTGGGTTGAAATTACCACACCTTCATCGGTAATCAAAGCCTTTAATGCAGTTTTGTCTACATCAGTTTTGATTCGAAGAAGTGATGGGTCATTTACCTTTGCCCATTCAATAAACTTTGATTCGTCATTGAACTCAATCTTTGGCTGACCAGCCGTAGTCTTGAGAGTGCCATGGGGCAAAGTTACCGTTTTGCGACCTTCAGAGCGCTGTAGAAGGGCGTATGGGGTTAGGACTGCCTCAAAGTACAGGGCATCCCTATCAAGGGCGCTATTGACCGTAGAAAGCCATTCTGTGATACGAACGACCTCGGCATCGTAAATTGCTTTATTCTCGGCTTGCTTACGCCGAATGACGGCTAATTTGCGAATTGCCCAATCAGCCTTTTGGTCGTTATCAACGACAAAACCTTCATTTTCCGCTGAGATTGAAGATACAGCGGGATTGTCGAACTCATTGATTTCTGGTTGTGTTGTCAT